AAGTACCGCAAGTCAAACCGGGATGAGATTCTTGTTGCTAATAGGGTTCCCGCCCCGAAGGTAGGTGTTTATGACAATGCTAACCTTGCGGTTTCTAGAGATGCTGACAAGACGTTCAAGACTCAGGTTATTGGTCCGGATCAATCTGTTATTGAGAAGAAACTTAACCGACTTATTGCTGAGTTCACAGATTTGGTTTCTATCAAGTTTGAACGTATTGATCTGGTCGATGAGGATATTCAGTCTAGGATTCATGACAGGTATTTGCGTACCGAGGTTATTACGCCTAATGAAGTCCGTAGTGATTTGAATATGCCGGAAAGGATTGATGGAGATGATCCTTTGCCTTTCCCAACAAAACTTAAGAAGGAGCAGGGCAGCAGTGGCCCTGGTGCTCCTCCCGGTAACACTAATAATGAATCTGCTGTACCAAGAAATGCTAGAGCAGATTCACCGGAAGGGTCAACTGATCCAAGAACTACTGGTGATCAAGCCGAAAGAGGCGAAAATCAAGATAATGGAGGAAATAATGATTGATGGACATATTGTGTATTCGAATACTAGTTTAACTGATTCTGATGGTGAGCAGACAATTTCTCATCACACCTATGGTATTTACATTGTTAATGTTGATACAAATAATTGGATTGAAGTTAAGTTGAACGGTAAGCATTCGGTTATGATTCCTGATGCTTCTGGTCATGTGCATGACTATATTCATGTTCCGGGCGATTACAATACTATTGAAGTCGTGACTGCTTCGTCAGAAGTTGCCGTTTATGCTATAGGGTGATCGCTGGTATAATTTAATAGAGGTTTGTGAATGGCTGCTGAAAGAAATATTTCTATTTATCAAGGTGATACTTATACGCATGATGTGACGTTGAATGATTCGTCAAATACTGCTATTGATATTACCGACAGAACATATGCTGGTCAAATTAGACCGTTTGCTGGTTCAACGGATGTTTCTGCTACTTTTACTACAGAGATTGTTAATGCCAGTTCGGGTTTAATGAGATTTAGTTTATCTTCTGCTCAGACAGCAAACATTGCTGCTGGAACATATGTGTATGACTTGCAGGAAACAAACGGCTCTGTGGTTCTAACTATTATGTCTGGCACAGTGACTGTTACAGCAGAGGTTACGAGATGAGTTCTCAGACTACTACTGTTCAAGTTACACCTGCTGAATCTAGCAATGTAACTTTTACTAGTGAGTCAACTAGTGTTTCTGTTACTCCGTCTAATTCGACTTCACTATCGATTAGGGCAGGGGATGCAAGTACTCTTTCAGTGGCTAATAACACAACCACAACGGTTTCTGTTGTAAACGGTCAGTCAACTTCTTTGAGTTTGACAAACGCTCAGGCTACTGCTGTGACGTTTGCAAACGCCGAAGCAACAGTTTTGGTAGCTGCTCCAGCAACATTAAACTTGGGTGCGGCAATTCAGTTTTCTAGCGATATTCCTCTTGAGTTGTCCAATACAGGTTCTGCTGGGACAAGCCTGCTCGCTTCAAGAGCAGATCATAGGCATCCGTCAACAGGGATGTTTTTAAATGGAGGTAATTTCTAATGTCGAATACAATTCGAATTAAAAGAAGGGCTACTGGTTTAAGCGGAGCGCCTTCTTCACTAAAAAATGCTGAACTGGCATTTAACGAGGTCGATGATGTCCTTTATTATGGTACTGGTACTGATGTCAATGGTGACGCTAACACTGTCATTTCAATTGGTGGTTCCGGTGCTTTTGTTGGTCTTTCTGGTACGCAGACCATTTCTGGTGGAAAAACTTTTACGGGTACTGTTGCTCTAGGTTCTTCTGCTACTGCTTCAACAAAGTCTCAGGGTGATGACTCAACATCGGTAGCAACAACCGCATATGTTGATACCGCTCTTGCCGGTTTTGGTAGCACTCTTACTGTTGCTGCTGATAGCGGGACTGCTGATGACGTTGTTGTTGGTACTGATACTTTGACTTTTGCTGGTGATACTGGTATCACTACTACTGTTTCTAATAATCAAATTGCTATTGATCTTGATGATACCGCTGTTACTGCGGCTAGTTACGGTTCTGCCTCTGCCGTTGCTACGTTTACTGTTGATGGTCAAGGTCGTTTGACTGCTGCCTCTGATACAAATATCGCTATTGCAACTTCTGCTGTGACGGGCTTGGAAGAGTACATTGAAGATACTGCTTCCACAATGATTACTGGGGCAACTCATTCAGGTATTGCAGCTACTTATGATGATACTGCTGGCACGCTTGCTTTGAATGTTGATGATTTTACCCTAACGCTTGCAGGTGATCTAACTGGTAGCGCAACTGTTACGAATCTTGGCAATGCTACTCTTACGGCAACTATTGCTGCTAACTCAGTTGCTTTGGGTACTGATACTACCGGCAACTATATGTCCGATGTTTCTGCCGGTACAGGCATCTCGGTTTCTCACACTGCTGGTGAAGGTTCAACTGCAACTATTACAAACTCTGGTGTCACTTCTATTACCGGAACAACTAACAGAATTAGTGCTGATGCTTCTACTGGTGATATTACACTTACTTTGCCGGACGATGTTTCTATTGTTCAAGACTTGACTGTTGGACGTAACCTTACGGTCACTGGCGACTTGACTGTAAGCGGTGCAACTGTAACGATTGATGCCGCAACTCTTAATGTTGAAGACAAGAACGTCATTCTTGCTAATGTTGCTAGCCCATCTGATTCATCTGCTGATGGTGGTGGTATTACACTTCTTGGTACAACCAACCACACCTTCAACTGGGTGAATACGACTGATTCTTGGACATCTTCAGAGCACATGGATCTTGCTTCTGGTAAAGAATACAAGATTGATGGCACTAAGGTTCTTGATGGTGGCGAACTTGGTTCTGGGGTTACTGGCTCTAGTTTGACTTCTGTTGGTACGATTGGTACTGGTGTTTGGCAGGGTACTGCTGTTGGTGTTGCTTATGGTGGTACTGGTGCTACTGATGCGGCAAACGCTAGAAATAATTTGGGTCTTGCTATTGGCACTAATGTTCAGGCTTATGATGCGACTCTTGCAACGATTGCTGGCTTGACAACTGTTGCTGATAGAATGATTTACTTTACGGCAGCAGATACTGCTGCTGTTGCGACTTTGACTTCCTTTGGTCGCTCTTTAATTGATGATACTGATGCTGCTACCGCACGCACCACTCTTGGACTTGGTACAATGGCTACGCAAGCTTCAACAAACGTCAACATTGATGGTGGTACTATTGATGGTGTCACTTTTGACGGGGGTACTTTCTAAGGAGGTTTTAGGTGGCTAACACCATTAAGTTAAAAAATTCTGGAACCTCTACGAATGTCCCTTCATCTTTAGAGTATGGTGAACTTGCTATCAATTATGCTGATGGCAAAATCTTTTATAAAGATTCTACTAACGCTATTGTTCATGTAAAAGATGTTGCTATTTCTGATGCAGCTCCGTCTAGCCCTGTTGAGGGTGATATGTGGTTCGAGTCAGATACGGCTGATTTCCATATTTATTATGATGGGGCTTGGATTGATGTTGGTGGTTCTTCTGTTGCTAATATTTCTATAGGCTCTAGCCCTCCTACATCGACTCCTGTTAATGGTGATTTGTGGTTTGATAGTGATACTGCTAAAACTTATATTTATTATAATGACGGGACGAGTTCGCAGTGGATTGAAGTTGGTGCTGTAAGTGCTGCTGCTTCGGGTACTGATGGTGCTATCCAGTTTGCTTCGGGTGGTACGTTCTCTAGTGATGCCAGCAATCTGGTTTGGGATGACACGAACAACTATCTGGGCATCGGCACAACATCACCTGCCGAGAGGTTGCATGTGATCGGTGACATACGTATCGGCAAGGATGATGACTCATATTTAATTTTTGAGGACACGGTAACCCCTTCTGAGTCTTTCATTAAGCATGATTCGGTTGATGGTTCTTTGGTGTTGGCCGCTGACCAAGGTAACGATCTTGCAGATTCCGGTATTTCGATGAGGGTTGACAGTGTAACCCGTATGCGTCTTGATTCGTCTGGCAATCTTGGTATCGGTACAACGTCACCTGATACCAAACTGCATGTCCAGATTGGATCATCTGCCGCTCCCGCATCTGTACCGACATCGCACATGATTATCGCTGATTCAGGCGAAGCGACCGACTCTGGCATGGCTGTGTATTCGTCCACTACTGGTAACGGTTATTTTAGATTTGGTGATTCTGATAATGCGGCTCGGGGCGGGTTCCGTTATGAGCACAGTGCCGACAAGATGTACTTCAGGACTGGTGGAAGCGACAGAGGAGCGATTGACTCGTCTGGCAATGTCGGTATTGGCACAACGACACCTGGCGAGTTACTAGATATCAACGCAGGCACTTCTGGGTCAGTTGAACTTTCAACAACGGGTGGGCGCACCATCCAGTTGACAGCGAACGATAGCGAACCGTTTTTGTCTGTTGGCTCTACGTCGTCTCATAGTGCGGCGATTATGACTAACGGTGTTCGTCGTCTGACAGTCAACTCATCTGGCGATGTCGGTATCGGTGATACCTCACCATCTTACAAGTTGGATGTCAACGGCACAGGCCGATTCACAGGCGACGTAATTACTGACGACCTAACTGTCAACTGCTCATCAACAGAACTCAAAGTACAAGGCTCTATCGCTGGCGTGCAGTTCATAGACAGAGTTGGTACTGGGCGATTTGTCGTTTACAATAGCGGGAACATTCTTAGATTCTGGAATGGCGCAGACCGAATGACGATGGATGCGTCAGGCAACCTTTCTGCTGCACAGTTACGTCTTACAGCAACAGGTGACGCTAGTCTCTCATCCACAGCACACGCATTCCAAGTAGGGAGTACTAGTAGCACCAACCTCATAATCGACGGTAACGAAATTCAGGCTCGTAGTAACGGGGCAGGCGGTTACTTGTACCTCAATGCTGATGGTGGAAATGTGGTTATCGCCAACAACTCCACTGGTAGGCTTGGCATCGGCACGTCCACGCCGGGAGATAAACTAGAAATCTATGCCGGATACATTCACCTAGATTCAACGTATGGTATTAAATGGTCAAATGGTGACTCTCTCATCTATAACGATGGAAGCAACGAATACCAGTTCACTGGTGACGGTGCCACAGACATTGTATGTGACGGTGAGGTTCGTGGCTCTTCAAAGCTGTTCCGTATCCGCCATCCACTACCAGAGTTAAACGAAACAACCGACTTGGCTCATATGAGCGTTGAGGCTCCTTCTGCTGACCTGCTGTATCGTGGTTCGGTAACGCTAGTAAATGGGCACGCGGCTGTAGACATTGATGAAGCAGCAGGAATGACATCAGGGACATTCGTTGTGCTCACCCGTAACGTGCAATGCTATACTAGCAATGAGACCGGATGGACTGCAATACGCGGATCAGTGACAGGATCGACTTTGTTAATAGAGGCACAAGACGAAACCTGCACGGACACTATTGCGTGGATGGTTGTTGCCCAGAGAAAGGATACTGCAATTATTTCTTCTTCAAGCACCGATGATGACGGCTATGTTGTTGTTGAGCCTCCACGACAAATATGGTCTCGGGATTTAGAACCGGAGGGTAACTGATGTATAATAGAGGTGATTCGTAATGCCTATTAGTTTTCCAGAGAACCCCTCAGTTAACGATACTTTCCAAATTAATGGTCGTCATTTTGTTTGGAATGGTAGTAAGTGGCGTAAGCGTCGGGCGCGAGTTGAGGTTGCTCCTCCTAGCTTAGAGGTTAGTGAAGATTTTAGCGCTGGCGGTTCTGCTTTACATGTTGATTCGACTAATGAGTCGGTTGGTATTGGTACTGATTCTCCTAATGCTTCTGATGCTTTGACTGTTGGTGGTGATACTAGTGTTACTGGTAATTTGTCGGTTTCGGGTATAATTACTGTTCCTACTGTTTCTGCTGCCACTAATGACACTAAGGTGGCTACTACTGAGTATGTGACTACTGCGATTTCTAATCTTGTTGGTGGTGCTCCTTCTGCTTTGGATACGTTGAATGAACTTGCTGCGGCTTTGAATGATGATGCTAGCTATGCTACGTCTATCACTAATGCCCTCGCTGGTAAAGTTGATACTACAGCAACGTTTGGTGGAGATGTATCAGGCACTTATGATGCAATAGTTGTAGCAGATGATTCTCATAACCATGTCATTAGCAATGTTGACGGGCTACAGACGGCTCTTGATGGCAAGTCTGGCACAAGCCATACGCACTCATATCTGTCTACGTCTGGTGGTACAGTTTCTGGAAACGTCACAGCATCAAGGTACTACTCTTCAGCAAACGGAGACTGGCAAAACTATCGTTTAGGTGACGATGCTTGGATTGGTGACACTAATGTCGCTAATACCACTAGGATTTCTGGTGTACAAGATTCTAATAAAGGGTACATACGTTTTGGTAGCAATGGTAATTCTTTGGGGTGTAATGGTTCTGGAAACTTAACCTACGGAGGGCAAATTTCAGTTACGGGGTATTTGGAAACTGAGTCTCATCTTTATATTACTAGTGATGCTCGTCTTCGTCGTTCTGATGAAAACTACGGTTCAATGAAAATTGACAACTACAGCCGTGGGAGTTATTACGGGATAAACCTTGCTGGTCATGCTAACTTTATGGCACACACAAGCAACAGTGTGGCTGGTGTGTACAACGATATCGATAATGAATGGTACTGGTACGCTAGCCGCAATTCCAACGCCCGGATGTTCCACAACGGCACTGAGAGAATCAAAACAGAATCATACGGCGCACACATCAACTACCAGTTGAACACTAGTGGTGTGACGTACAACGATGCAACTTGTGGTGGGGCCGCAAACCGCATCGCTTTCAGATGGGCAAGCCCATATGTCAAATGTTCTGTAGATAATGTGATTTGCGCCATTGCTGCCGATTTTTCCGATCAAAGAATTAAGACAAACATTAGGGATTGGTCTGGAGGTATGAATGCTATCAGGCAACTTAGACCTGTTGAGTACACTCCTAGGGATGTAATCGGATTTGGTGAAGTTTCCGGTAATGTTGTAGAAGGCTTTGAGCCAAAAGATGATGTTATTGGTTTGATTGCTCAAGAAGTTATGGAGGTTTTACCTTCTGCTGTCATGGGTAATCCTGACGGTTCCGAGTTGCTTTCGATTGCTAAAGATCAAATAATTGCCGCTTTGATATCCGCTGTAAAGGATATAGATGATAGACTATCTGCTGTAGAAGGAGGCTCGTAATGAGAGAATGGAAATGGTCGTTTAGTGAAGCGACTTTGGTTGATTATGATGGTATGCCAGATTCGGTGTATAAGGTTGGTATTCGTTTGGCGCTGCTTGACCATGATTTAGATATGCGTGAAGCAAATGAGTGGACAGTAGAGTTTGATATGCCAGACCCAGAAGACTTTGTGCAGTACGAAGATGTCACGCCTGAGATGTTACGTGACTGGGTTGTAGGTTATTGGGCGCACCCTGATCGTGGGTGGCCGAAAGGTAAAGAGAAATGGCTGGCTAAAGAGAAGCAGAAGTTGATTGATAGACTTGATGCTCGTAACGCAATTAGAACAAGGAATATATCTGCAATCATAACTGAGCAGGTTGACTGATGGCTATTAACTTCCCTGATTCCCCTTCGGTTAATGATACCCATACTGTGGGTGATAAGACTTGGACTTGGGATGGTACTTCTTGGAATGTTGTTACCGCTGCTTCTGGTGATCACGGTAATCTTGGGGGGTTGAGTGATGATGATCATACCCAATATTTGCGGGTTGATGGTTCTCGTTCTGCTGATAGTTTAACTATTAGCGATGATTTGACTGTTGACACCGATACGTTTCATGTTGACTCCACGAATAATCGTGTCGGTATCGGCACAACCAGCCCTAATGAGACTTTGGATGTTCAAGGTTCGATAGGTTTTAGTACGGGGGGAGGAAGAACAGCAGGTTCTCTTTTCTCTGATAGCAACTGGGGTTTGATAACTACTGCGGCTCAATCCTCTCCAGCCCTTGCGGAGTTTGCGTGGTTCAATGCTGACGATACTGAACGTATGCGTATCGACACTTCTGGCAATGTTGGTATCGGTACAACTAGTCCCGGTTCGCCTCTGCACTTGTTTGGGGCAGGCAATGCAGTCGATCAGATCAGGATTTCATCTACGGGCGGCACAGTTTCGGAGTACGGGTTTCTCGGTGCTGATGCGTCTACGGACGTAATGAGGTACGGCTATTGGACGGGGAGCGGGTTCGGAAACCATCACTTTGAGGGCAATGTCGGTATCGGTACAGCAAGTCCGGGTGCGAAACTAGACGTAGTAGGCGAGATCAAAGCTGACGGGTTCATCACCATCGGGGCATCGAACGCAACCGAAGGTGGCGAAATACGTCTTGATGGTGGCACTTCTTACTCCAGCACTTACGCAAGAATAGACCGCTATGGAGCCAGCGGGCTTCGTTTTTTGGATGGCTCTGCCGTTCGTATGTCGCTGGATATTTCAAACGGGAACCTTGATGTTGCAGGTGCTATTTCTTCATTGGGTTCTGCCATGCTCGGCGTTAGACAGGTACTAGCATCGCACAAGACTGGATATTCGTTAACTGGTACAACTGAGATTGATACAGGTTTATCTGTGACGATTACACCTAAATCTACGTCTAGTAAGATTCTTGTTTTTTGGTCCCACGCTTTTTACATCTCCGGTGCTTGCAACATCAATAGCAGATTGAAACGCGGCACAACACAGTTGCAATTGAACTATGCAGGCGACTGGGGTGCTGCTGGTAACGGAACAGTGAATAATTATTATTTAGATAGTCCCAACACTACTTCTGCTGTGACTTACAAGACCACCATGCAGAGTAGTAACACTACAGGGGTGTATGTCAGCAACTCTAGTTCTTCAAGTTACTTGCTAGTTGTGGAGATTTTGTGATGGAAATTTGGACAGAACAAGAACTAAAAGAAATGTTTCCTATTGAGTCTGTACTTGTTGACGGTGACGACGAGAATCCCAGTGTCAACATGTCCTCCGAAAACTGGGAGGCTTGGATTCAGTCTCTCGTAGGAACTCCTAAGCCGCCCGCATAGAAGCGCTAGAGTCCACATAAAATCATATCTTTTAAATAAAACTGTGGTACTATTGTACTACTATGGAAGATTTAAACCTTACTTTTCCCATTGATATGGTCAAGCGGGAAGAGCGCATTGTTGTCGGTATTGCAACCGCTGACAATATTGATAAGGCTGGGGATCTTATTGAGTTCGAAGCTTCTGTTGAAGCGTTTAAGAATTGGACCGGAAACATCCGTGAGATGCACGCTCCAATTGCTGTAGGTAAGGCTATTAGTTACAAGCCGGTTAAGGTTAAGGGTGCTAATGGTGAAGACTACAACGCTATGCAAGTAGAGGCGTATATTTCTAAGGGCGCTCAGGATACTTGGGAGAAAGTTCTTGACGGTACACTTCGCTCGTTCTCTGTCGGGGGTAAAATTCTTGACAAGCAGATCGATGCAGAAAAGATGTTCCGTGGTAAGCCTGTAAATGTAATTAAGAAGTATGAACTTGGTGAGTTGAGTCTTGTAGATAATCCTGCAAACCCAGCTGCGGTTATTGATATTGTTAAGTTTGACACTACCGATCAACTTGATTACATTTTGAAAATTGATTGCAATGATATTAATTTGACTATTCCTAAGTCCGTACAACGTATGGCTCAGGTTGGTCTTAATCAAAGAAAAGAGCACGGTCGTGGAGGAACGAGTGTCGGTATGGGTTCAGCCAGAAGGCTGGCTCAAGGCGGTACTGCTTCTCCAGAGTTCGTTAGAAAGGTAGCGAAGTATTTCCCGAGACATGCCGGTGACTTAAAAGCAACTGGTGCTGATCCGGGTGATAAAGGTTATCCTTCTAATGGAAGAATTGCTTGGAACCTTTGGGGTGGTACTCCTGGTTGGGTTTGGGCAAGATCAAAAGTTCGTCAATTGGATAACTGCACACGCAAATTTGATGACGATATTGATTTAGAAAAAGAAATTGCATGTTCGTGCGGATGCGGTACATGTAATGATGATATTATTAAGGAGTTCACCAATATGGAAGATATTTTGGAACAAGTTCTTGATGAAGAAGGTACAACTTTGGAAGAGGTTGAGAAGTCTTTGCGTAATGATGAAAATTATGCTAAGGTATCAGAGATGGATACATCTGCCGAAGAGAAACTTTCTTTGTTAAAGCGATTCGTCAACTGGCTTACAGTTGAGGAAGAGGCAGATGTACAAAAGTCTGTCGAATTAGAAGAAGCTTCAACTGAATCTGAGGTTGAGGCGGATAACGATCAAATGGAGGATCATATGGATATTGATATCTTGAAAGATGCTCTTGGTTCGGTCATCGATCAGAAGTTCACTGATTTCGCCGCTTCGTTTAAGGAAGAGGTTGAGGCTTCAATGGACGCTAAGATCGAAGAAGTTACTAAGAGCGCAGATGCACAGCGTGAGGAGTTGGAGCAGAAGCTTGCTTCCGCAGAGGCTTCACTTGCTGAGCAGACTGAAAAGGTGGAGGCTTTTGCCGCTGCTGGTGCAGTCAAGAAGAGCGTCGATCCAGACGGCGATGAAGATGAGGGTGACGAGGAGACAATCCGCAAGTCTGCTCCTTCTTTCTGGAACAATGTTTATTTGCCACAAGAGCTAGTCAAGGCTCTGGGCTATGAGTCGTGATTAGGAGGAATATATAAATGGCAACTCAAGAAGAAATTCTAGCAAAGGCTAACGAAGTCACTACCTCAGTTGTGGGTGGTGCCTCTGGTGGTCTTCTCAACGCTGAACAGTCTAATCGGTTCCTAGATTTTGTGGTCGATCAGTCTGTTCTTATGCAAAACCGCCGTGTTGTCCGTATGCGTGCATCAAGCATGGATATTGACAATGTGTCGGTTGGTACGCGCATCATGCGAAAGGCTACGGAGGCAACCGATGACGGTTCCAACGCAGCAGTAACCTTCTCAAAGGCTTCACTCTCCAGCGTCAAGCTTCGTCTTGATTGGGAGATTTCAACTGAGTCCCTTGAGGACAACATTGAGGGTGCCTCGCTTGAGGA